CGAGTTCTGGGCTATCGCAGCTGGCGGTGATATCGATGAGGATGACTACCGGACGCGGAGCAGCTGTACCGAAATTGTACCGCTTCGCAGGCTGAAAGAAGACGAGTTCCTTCTTATGCACGCAAATTATGCGTTTGAGCATCCGGCAGGAAAAATTCGAAGATTGCTTCAAGAGACCGTTCCACATCGCGTATGGTCAGGGCAAGGAACTGGCTGGTGCACGTGGCGAGTGGCTCTGCTTCATCGTCCGGGGAGAAAACGAATTTGCTTGCATTGCTCAACAGGTCGATGGAGTGAAGGTTTTGCCCGGGTAAAAAATTACACGTCGGAGAGTTTGGAGGCGGCACACGATGAAAAAGGTTGAAGAATTGAAACTTTATGCGCCGGAGCCGAAGCGGCCAGAGTTGGATGCGGCGCTGTGTATGTCAGTTGCCGAGGGGCAGGGCGTGGGTCGCTACATCAAGGGAAAGGTGCTGACGGTGGCCGTCTGGGACAAAAAGGAAAAGCCGCTGGTCGTGTGGCGTTTTTTCGGAGGTTACTGGACGGGGGAGCTTCGTGGGAACGAGAATCCGAAAAAGAGCGAACTTTCGCCGCGTGAAATTGAGGTCAGACCTTGCCAGTGTTTGACATGGAGGACCGAAGTGCCGGCAACAAAGGGAGAGTCGGAGCTTCTGCAAAACTATTTTGATGACCGCAGACCGGGTTATCTGGTCGGCATTGTAGAAGATGCGCTGTCAGCTCATGCCAGAAAGAAGCGTGAAGAGCGTAATGCACGGCAGGCGGCTGAAACCCAGAAACTCTTTGAGAATCTGCCGGAACCGCCAGAGGATTTCGGAAAACAGGTTTTGAAAGTGTGCAGTGATGCGGGCTTTCTCTGGGTCACCAACGACAAGCAGAACGTAATCGAACCCGGTGGAGTTGAGAAGAAGGTCTCGATTCAGCGGGTAAGGTGCGATTGTTGTGGCGGCGAATATACGCTGTCAGAACTGCTCAAGCACAAGAGCACGGCAGTGTGCGAGTGCTGCGGGGAGAAAATGCAGGTTCGTAATACCCGCTATTCGGTCAAAAGGCTGTGGGCCGCAAGGACATTCCTTTGGAGCAAGCCGCAGGGAGATGGGGTCTGGATTCGCCGCTATCTGGTGTATTTCGATTTCAGCAATCGTCGGGCAGAACTGGAATTTCATGGCCGGGGGATATGGTGGACGGACGGAAAGACCATCAAGCAGTGGAAACGCAGCTGGAGTGAAAAAGAGGAATATATTATGTGCCAGCGCCCGAAGTTATCCGCAATGCTGACGGCCCCCTCTGGTCCGTATCAGCCGTATACATTGGCATCCCATACTGACCAATTTGAGAGTGATGTTCGGAAAGTGCTGAAATCTGAATGGATGTACCAGTACGACAATCATCTCAATTTTCCATGGGAGGTTCGTCAGTGGGAAATCGTGAATCGGTATCCGATGGCCGAAAGCCTTGTGAAAACGGGCTGGGCTGATGCGCTGTGCTCTCAGGTGTACGACGAATATGAACACAGCACCCGCATCAATCTTCGCGCAGAGACCTATTACGGTGTGTTTGGCTTAAACCGTCAGGAACTGGCCGTGGTCTCGCAGAGCAAAAAGTCGTTCCGCGAGGTGGATAATGTGCTGGAATGGAAAGAAGCCGGCCTCGCAATCAATGGCAAGAACATGGCAATGACGGCCAACATCCGAAATCTCTCAGGAATGGCCAAGACATTACAGAAAAGCGGAATGACGCGAAGCTTGAAATATCTCCGCCAGCAAACAAGACGAATCACGGGTAGCTACAACGGCCATATCGCACTTAGAGTTGCGCAGGACTGGTCGGACTACCTTGACATGGCCGAAAAAGTGGGGATGAATATGCAGCTTGAAAGCGTGATATTCCCGCTCGACTTGAAGCGCCGGCATGATGATCTTGTGCTGGAGCGCAATAAGCGGCACCGGATGGAAGCCATGAAAGGTGCAAAACGCTCTATCGAAAAGGAAGCGGAACAGCTGGAAAAGCAGTTCCATATCGAAAACATCTACAAGAAGATCCGCAAAATCTACGAGTACGATGGAGCGGAGTACATTATCCGGGTGCCAGAGGGCGCAAAGGACATTTTGCAGGAGAGCAAGTTCCTTGACCACTGCATCCAGCGTGGAACTAGGTACTTTGAGCGTATTTCTGTTCGGGAAAGCTACATTTTCTTCCTGCGAAAGAAGTCTGACCCCAATACGCCGTGGTACACCTTGGAGGTGGAGCCGGGCGGTACAGTTCGGCAGAAACGCAGCTATAACAACGACCAGTATGCAGATCTGGAAGATGCCAAGCCATTCATCGAGGAATGGCAGCAGGTGGTGCAGGGGCGCATGACAGCATCGGAAATTTCTTTTGCAAAGCAGTCCAAAGAAATCCGTGCACAGGAGTTTGCAGAGTTAAAGGAAAATGGAAACATTATTCGCACAGGCGCGAATGCCGGTAAGCTGCTGGTTGACGAGCTGATGCACGACCTGATGGAGGTGGAAAAGCGTGTTGGCTAAAATCGAACTTTCCCTTGCGCCGTCTAAGGCAAAAGGACTCTCGGAAGATGAACGCTTAGAGTTGGGACGGCTGCTCTTGAAAGCGGGGTATCGGGTTGACATCGTGCGCCGCCGTCCAAACGCCAACCCGGGCACCCAGTACGAGTACTATATGATTCTGGACAAGGGGGATAGCAATGCCTGATACCCGCAAAGGACACAACCCCAGCGGTGCGCCGGACCCCACCCGGGCGCGTGCCGAAAATAACATCCAGAAGGACGAGAAACGGGTGCATGATCTTATTCACGTTCTGCGGTATGTGGCAGATGCCGCAGGGTTTGAGATTGCAGAGCGCATTGTCCTGATCGACAGCCAGTCGGGGAGGATCTATCGGTGAACAGAACAAAAAACGAATTGGCGGATTACGCATGGAATCCTGTAACAGGATGTCTGAAAGACTGCCGATATTGCTACGCAAAAAAGAGCGCTTTACGCTTTGCCAGCGACTGGAGACGAAATCTTGCAGAACGTCCGAAGGTTCAGCAGGTCGGAGCAAACCTCTTTGAGCTGGACGCTCCATGGGAAACCACAAATAACCGCTTTCTGAACAACCCAACCGGATTTATGCCCACGATACATAAGTATCGCATGGATTGGCCACAAAAGGTCAAAGTGGGCTCAACCATCATGGTATGCACGGACGGCGACTTGTTTGGTCCGTGGGTGCCGGAAGATTGGATTCTTCAGGTATTCGCTGCGGCCGAAATGGCACCCCAGCACCAGTACATTTTCTTGACGCAGTACCCGGTGAGATATCAGAACCTTGCAAACCATGGGGCACTTCCACAGAAAAACAATTTCTGGTACGGCTCTACCGCAACGATTCTGTCAGACAGTGTGTGGGCAAACGAAAAGTATAATACGTTCGTAGCCATAGAGCCGCTTCTCGGGCCGTTTGAAGGCGATGCAACAAAAACGTTCCGAAAGCTGAAATGGGCAGTTATTGGAGCGGAGACAGGCCAAAATGCCGGAAAGGTTATTCCAAAGGCTGGATGGATACAGGATATTCTGACATCGGCAGATGCAGCTGGAACGCCGGTGTTCATGCGAAGTAGCATGGAAAACGTGGTTGGCGTTCAGAGTATGCGGCGAGAGAAGCCGCAGCCCCTCCTTCAGAGAATTCCATCTGATGTGCAGAAAAGTCGTTTGTGGGAGCACTGCACGGTCTGTGGCAAATACCAGCCCATGAAAGAAATGTACGCCCTGCTCCTGCGCAGAAAGCGTGGTGATAACCCGGAGCGGGTGGCTTATATGTGCCCTGAATGCTATGTGAAATTCAGCATGAAGCACTTTGAGAAAGGAGAAAAGGAAGATGAAGTTTGAGCGAAGCGAACTTGGAGCGCTGTTTTCCAAGTTGCGCACGGCGGTGCCGGAGGTTCGGGCGGTGGGCACCGATGATGCAGGAATCCTGTTGAGCGGCTCCAATGCATACGCCACCAATCTGGAACTGAGCGTCCGTGCTGGTCTGTCCAAGCCGGTTGAGCAGGATGTGGTGGTTCCACCGCGCGGTGTTGATTTTATCAGCGGCACGGTAGCACCGGAAATCAGCATCGAGGCCGATAAAGGAATCCTTACCGTGAAATCCGGCACGGCCAGGGCACGCCTGAACACAACGCCGGCAGAGAACTACCCGGAGTTTTCTGGCCCGGGCAATGATGCAAAGCGGTGTATCGTGGGGGCCAACGATTTAAGCTGGGCAATCTCCAAAGTCCTCTATGCGGTGTCGAAGGACGATAAACACCCTGCGCACCGTGGCCTGTGCTTCTCTCGGAAAGGCGAGGATGTGCTGGAAATCTGTGCGCTGGATGGATACCGGATGGCGATTGCCAGAATCAATTGCACAGCTGATGGTGATTTTCGCTTTACGCTTCCTGCGGCCACGGCAAAGACAGTTGATACGCTTTCTATGGATGGTAGCGTGGAAATTGTGCGTGACCGGAAAAAGGCTGTTTTCAGTGACAGCAATTTCGAGGTGAAGTCCCGCCTGATTGCGGAGCCGTTTCTGGACTATGGTAAGGTTGTGGCCCAGAGAAATGAAGGAACCCGAATTGCGCTTGACAGAAAAGAACTGCTGGGCGTTCTGGGTCGCGTCAAGCTGGCCCGGTCTGCAGACGCAAAAGAAAAGAGCGTTCTGGTAATGGACCTGGAGCCCGGCGGCACCGGCAGAGCATCAATGCGCAGCACGATCGCGCAAATGAATGAGGAGTTTTCCTTTAGCGGAAAGTTGGAAGACCCCTTGCGAATCGGCTTCAACCTTGAATTCCTGAGCGAGGCTTTGAAGTCGATGGAAGAGGATGAAGTCAGCGCATGGGTAGTTGGGCCGCTGTCCCCTGTAAAGCTGATTGAACCGCAGTATGAAGCGCTGGTGCTTCCCGTTAAGGTAAGGAGTGAAGCATGATGCAGGATAGAACTTTTCGCGGGCAGTCTGCAGATGGCGTTTGGCATGAAGGATTCCTGATTCGCTCCCCAGGTGTGAAAAACAGCCGCCCGGGCGAGGGCTGGTACATCAACTCCGAGCAAGAGCCGGCATACGCCCATCTGGTCAAGCCTTTTACGATCGGTATGAACACAACTCTGACGGACGGAAACGGGGTACCTGTTTTTGAGGGGGACATTTTGGAAGACGATCGATGCGGAAAAGATGTGATTTTTGCCGTAAGATACGGCGAATACATCGACTACGGCGTAGGCCATATTGGTTTCTACGCGGAATTTTCGGAGAACCGAAAGGAGTTTGTCGAGCATGGTCTTGCAAGCCTGGTTCTGACCGCAAAGGTGGTTGGAAATGTAGTTGATACGCCGGAGCTGATGGGCATGAGCACTGGAAAGGAGTAGTAACATGAAGTGGATTGAGACGATTACCCCGAAACAGGCAGCTGAAGAGCTGGGAGTACCTTATCACGGCTGGATGAGGGAGATGGATCGGGCATGGATCAGCGAAGACCAGAAGTACAGCGTGATGCCTCGTTTGCTCCGCACGGAATGGGGCAAGGTCGAACACGTCACGATTACGGCGGCAGAGGGCGTTGGCCGGAGTGACGGCAGCGGGGATATCCCGTGGGCCGTCAAGATGGAAATTAAGAACGACCTGTTCGGCGAGAAGCGAGTTGCCGTCGAAGTGTTCCCAACGCAGGACCGGCTGGTGGACGTCTGCGACTGCTATCACCTCTGGGTGTTTGAGAAAGGTTTCCAGCTTCCGTTCGGCATCCACCCGCGCGATAAGAAAACGGTGACGGTCAATCGCGGCAGTACCAGAGTTCGGGCCATTGACGGCGCAGGACGCGAACACAGCATCAAAGAGCTGCTGGAAGAGAATGGTGCGGCGGACGTTCCTAAACAGGCATATGCACAGGCTATGGCCGGGTATATGATGAAAAATCTTCTGGGAGGGTGATGCAAAATGTGGCTTTGGATTGTGCTGGTGGTTCTGGCGGTGATGGCTGCACTTCTGATTTATGCGGCGTGTTGCGTGGATGGTGATATAGACCGCCAGAGCGAAGCGCACCCGCCGAAACCAGAGAAAGGACGAGACGATGGCAAAGTATGAGATGCTTATCGCTGCATCCGGGAAACGTGGCTCTGCGCTCCTGCCGTGCGTTGTTGTCGATGAAAAGGGCATTAAGCGTGCTGCTGTACGGGCTAAGGCGATGGCCAGAGCTTGCTACCCGGAGTATGAAAAATTCAATGTGGTGAAGATGAAGGTGACTCCTAATGAGTGAAAGAGGTCTGATGGACTGCGTGAATGGCGTAGTTAAGGCTGCTTTTGAGTTGTACGCGGCAGATGGCAAAAAACTGAACAATGGCGATAGTTTCACTGTGAAACTCAATAACTGTGCGCTTTCCGTTTCGCTGAAAGACGGGAGCTTGAACGTGCAATTTGACCCGGATGCTGATGCCGCAGGGGATACCCCGTACACGCTGAACATGGCACTTGATATTTATGAGGAGGAAAACGATGGATAAGAAGAAAATCCCCTATGCGGTTCGGGTTTCGGCTGCATTGCTGGCAGGAAAGACAGATGAAGCATTCAACACCATTGGTGAAGCACTCACCAATATTGTCGGCAAAATCAGCAAAATTTCTCACGACTACTGCTACGTTGACCTTCCCTTTGTAATCGCGGCCCTGCGAGTTACTGCCAATGCCTTTGAAAGCACTCTTGATGATAAAGGCAAAGAACTGGCTCGCACCGTTTATGAGAAAACCGATGGCATTGTTATCAATGCTGCAGAACTGATGAAACAGGCAAGGGAGGGCGGCAACGATGACCGAGAAAAGGCCGATTGATGCTAATGAACTGATGGCAAGGTTCTTCCGCAAGGAATGTTTGATGCGGGGGCACAATGCTGCGGCAAGCGCTGCTTATAAAGATGCTCAGAAAACGGTAGTAGCTGCGCCTACGGTAAGCCTGTGGCCGGAATGGCGCGACCCCGACAAAGACCCGCCGAAGGTAGAAACGGAAGTGCTAGTTTTAGTTGACTGCGGCAAAGGCTATTGCATTACGACGGCTTTCTACGAGGATGGAACGGTGTCTCAGTATGAAAGCGTCTGGCAGTGGGAAGACGTCGATGATTACGGCATTTATGACGAAGAAGAGGATTTGTATAGGCTCGCGAAAGGCTGGTGGGAATACCGCCACTTTACACCAGAAGATACACTGGAATGTCCGATAGATAAGCCGGTCGTAGGCTGGATGCCTTTGCCGCCGAAGGAGGTAGTGAAAAAATGAGAACGCTTAACGCTGACCAGCTGAAGGCTGTGCTGAGCATGGAAAGTTCACTGGGACATATTCACACGCTGGCAGACGTTGAAAATACGATTGATTATCTTGCCAAAGAAGATCCGGAAGTCGTAGCCGGTGTAGAAAAATTCAACATTTTCGATACCCCGTGGGCTGGAAAAATTCGGGCGGCATTCCCGCAGTCGTTTGTGAATATGCAAAACGAACTCATTTTCAGCCTGAGAACTGATTCCGGCTTCGGTCTGAAAGATGTGACCGACGAAACCCAGCTGAAAGCAAAAATTCTGGAGTGGCTTACGCGGACTGCAATTAAGGCAATTTCGCCCAAGGAAAGAAAACTTCATTTTGAGGGCATCAACAAGCTGCTGGGTACAAATTTTACGTTAGAGGAAATGACGGATATCTATACTTACCTCGGCAACGGAATCAAGCATGATCTCTGCGTGAAGTTCGTGGAAAGTGGCTATGATATGACGCTCCTTCCAAAGGAGGCATGAGCAATGGCGAGAGAAACGTTAAAACCTTGCCCGTTCTGTGGCGCAGAGCTCAAGCCTTTTATTAGTACCCATGAGGTCACAACAGTCGATGGAAAGAAAATTGGCGAAATCGAGCGCGGCTATTGGGCGCACCCGGATGATTCCAAGTGCCCGCTTGGGTTTGGATTTTCTCTTGCACTGGAGGAAGCTGATAGCTGGAACCATAGAGAAAAAGAAGATAGCATGCGCTGGCGCAAGACTGCGGAAGAGCCGCCCATGGAAAAGAACGGGAACCAGTATGGTGACGTTTTGGTTTTGGATGCCAGTCTTGAAGGATTTGTTACAAACAAGGGATGGCTCTATGTAAAAAGAGCACCGGATATATATCCTATTTGGATGCCGATTCCTAAACTTCCGAAGGAGGTAGAAGAATGCTTGAAGTATGCCCCATGACACTTAAAGAGGCGAATGCTTTTGTAGAGCAGTATCACCGGCATCACGGACCTGTTGTGGGGCATAAATTTTCGATTGGGTGCTCTGACGGCGAAAAAAATCGTTGGGGTGGCCATTGTAGGCAGACCGGTGAGCCGCCACCTCGATGATGGGTGGACGCTGGAGGTAAATCGACTTTGCTCAGACGGCACACGAAACGTCTGTTCTATGCTCTATGCCGCGGCATGGCGGGCTGCACGGGCAATGGGGTACAAAAGACTCGTCACCTATATCCTCGACACGGAAAGCGGTGTAAGCTTGCGTGCCGCTGGCTGGAGGTGCATCGGACAGGCCGGAGGTCTGCGGTGGACAGGAAAACGCAGACCGGAGGTTGACCTTTGCCCTGCGCAGATGAAAATGCGTTTTGAAAAGGAGGTTGATGGAAAATGAAAGCGGTCCTTTTGAGTGTCCAGCCTGAATGGTGCGAGAAGATTCTAAGCGGCGAAAAGACTGTTGAGGTGCGCAGGACTTGCCCTGTGCATGGGACGCCGTTCAAGGTGTACATCTACTGCACCTTGGCGGCGAGTAAAGCGTTTGTTTCGGATGACCGCAACTGGGATGTGTCGGCGGGGAGCAGCCGCTGGCCTGACAAGAGGGGCCGCGTCATTGGCGAGTTCACCTGTAAGAAAATTACCGGCCTAACCCATGTTGGAGAAACAGGAAGCTGGGAATCGGCAAGCCTGTACGTTATGGCACCCGGATCATATTACAAACCAGCCGATGAACTTCTTGAAGCGGCCTGCATGAGCAAGGAAACCGCCGAAAAATATCTCAAAGGACGTGACGGTTGCGGCTGGCACATTTCCGACCTGAAAATTTACGACCGCCCGCAGCCGTTAAGTGATTTTACAAGGCTGCGAGCAACAAAATTCGGTTACGAGCCTGTAAGGATTGAGCAGCCACCGCAATCCTGGTTTTATGTGGAGGATGCAGAATGTACGTCATGAACAAAAAATGGGACTCCATCACGAACATTGCCCAGTGCACCAGTGTGTATGTGAGCCCCGAACACGAAATCAAGGCGGTTCCTACGGGTGGCGGCGCGGTATATCGTCTGGGTCAGTACGAAACGGCAGAAATTGCCCGCGCTGTGCTGAATGATCTGTATATGCACATTCCGACTGGCTGCATCTACCAGATGCCGAACGACCAGAGGGCACTGGTTCTGGCTCGCGGCATGAGTGATGAACGGCCTGAAAAGTTTGCTGGGAACGGCAAGAAGCCGGTGCGTAGGGGAGGATCCTGATGGAGAAAACAGGTACGGTTCTTCCGTGTCCTAAATGCGGGAGCGGCTTTTTGGCATGGGGAAAGCCGTTTAGAAGCACCACCCCAAGGCTCATTGTGATGCTGGGGAAAATGCACGGCGTTTGCTGTGTGATGTGCGGTCACTATGCGCCGACGGTCAGAGCGTGGAACAAGGAAAGAAGGGCGCATAATGAAAAGAATACTGGTTGAACATGAGGTCTCGCCGGGCTATGCAAAATGCACTTTTGACGGAGATTGTGGTGGCTATGAGGTTTGCAAGTACCACACATTCCGCAACCAGACGCACGGACCAAGGAGACCGACAGAGTACCACAAGCCGAAATGCATCTTGTTTGATTGCTGGCTCGATGAGTCGTATAAAAAGTGTGAGAAGTGCCGCAAGGCGTGCGCGGAGGTGGACAAACCGTGAAATGCAATTTGAACATCCCAAGACCGTGCCCGTTTTGTGGAGCACATCTTCAGCAAGAGGGTGGTCCCTATGATGTTACGGATAATGAAGGAAATGTAATTCTTCGGCTGGTTAATATTTACTGGAAACACCCGGAATCTACGAAATGCGTCCTTGGATTTGGTTTTGCGGTGAATGATAGTTACGAAGAAGTTAAAAAGTGGAATCGGAGAGAGGAAGACAAGAAATGAGAGCGCGTATTGTGACAAAATGCAAGCCGTGTCCGTTCTGCGGAGCAAGAGCATATAAAATTGAGAGTATCACCGGAATGGACTTAATTGCCTGCTCAAACTACAGCGGTTGCGGCGCAACCGTCCGCTTCAACAACAAAGATTGCGACGAACGTGGGGTTTCGCCGGTGGTGTACTTCAATCGGCGGGCAGGAAAGGAGTGAATAAGGGTGCCGTGCTATGAGGTCGCAATCGAAGCAAGAAAAAAATGATACGGCAGAAAAATGTATGTTTTCTGCATGGATTCGTGGAGAAAACACTCCGAAAGCCGTAGAAGAAGCCTTGCAGAAAGTAGCTTATGAACACCCCGATTTTGGAATGCTGCGCCCGGTATGCGTAGAAGAGCAAAAACTGGTAGCAGCGTATTGGCAGGGAACATCGGCACCTCGCCGGCAGTGGAAAATAGTTCATAAGTATAAAGTGGAATATAGATCCCCAGTGAGTAATAGGGAACTGCTCAAAAAATCTTATGTGTGGGCAGTATCCGCAGAAGAAGCTGTGGGCTATGCAAAAGAGAATGTTGGAATTTCGGGACTTATAGTGAATGCGGAGGAATCTAATGAATCTGATTCGTGAAATTTTCTTTAGTCCGATGGTCGTGGATGCGGCCGGAATTATCCTGATCGTGGCCGCATTGCCCATGGCGGGCTGGTCTTGGGCCGTGAATCACATGGCGGGCCCGAAGGTCAAAAACGCAAAGGAGGGCACATGAAAGCACATCTGTCGTTCCTGTGCAATGGTCAGTGTCGGTGGTGCAAGAACTACTGGGATTGCAGTAAGTACAAAAAAAGTCCTGGCAAAAAATTTTCGGATGCAAAGATTGGAGATGGCAAAACAAATGAAGGACATTCGCCAGCAGTGTGTCGATGAGCAGGACAAGGCCGCACAGATCTTTACTTGGTGCATGGTGGTGGCTATGCATCAGAAAGAAGGCATTGGAGCCACGCGCCTAGCCCGGGCTTGTAATGAGATGCGGGCATTTCAAGCCCGCTACAAAAACAAAATCGACTCTGGAAATCGGAGGAAGGCCGCTGAAGCTATGCGGGACGTTTTAAAGGGAATCTGTGATTTCACGGTGCGTCTGCCACAGAATCGCGCTCCACGTAATTATAGGGAAGAACGGCTTCGTATGGCGCAGGATGAGGGCGCCGAAATCGCATGGCTGGTTATGGCCGCGACGGCGCATCTGACGTTTGGCTTTGGCAAGGAGCGCCTTGCACGGCTGAAGAAAGAAGCCATAGACGGCTATCGACAGTACATCGGCTGGGTCAAGACAGACGGCGAGGACTGCGCCGAGGAATGGCTGAAGCGCTGTGTGGAACAGGCCTTGCAGGAAGAACTTGAAGTGAACGACATCCAGAGCGGGAGCCACCCGCCAAAGCTGTACTATTCGTCTGGAGTGAACGTGGAAGATATGATTCGCGTGATGAGTGCTGTGTCTGCGAAGATGGCGGCAGAGCGGGGCATCAAGCGTGTGCCGCTGGCTGTTTTGAGCCAGAGTGAAATTTCTCGTCGCATGAGTGCCATTTGAGTAAACAAAAAGAGGACTGCTTGCGCAATCCCCCGAGAAAAGCAACTCTATTATACCTGAATTGATGGATTTTGGCAACGATAGAACAGGAGGATGCGCAAAATGACTATCCCGGAAGACATGATGACATTCATCGAAGAAACCGCCCGTAAAGCCGCCCGCGAGGGCGCAAAGGAAGTTGTGGCTGAGCAGGCTCGAAAAGCCGCAGGCCGGTGCGACCGCCGGTTGCGGAACACGAAGCTGCTCCTGAAGAACTACCGGATGTTCAAAAAGCACTGCACTGGTGCCGTCTACACCGATGAAGCTGGTGAGCATGATGGTCGGGAGGAAGAAACCGCACTGGAACTGCTGGACATGATGCTCCAGCGGAATAATGCCATTACAGTTGAATCCATCCGTAGCAGCTGCCGGCGAACGAAGATTATGATTCGTCATATTGATGCTATGCTCGGCTTGTATGAGACCTATTGCAATCAGGGCGACAGTGAAGCACTGAAGCGGGGGCTGCGTATCATTAAAGCTATGTACATTGACGAGAACACTAAATCTGTGGAGCAGATTGCGGCGCAGGAAAACGTGAGCGCCCGGCAGGTTTACCGTGACCATGATGCAGCAGTGGATAAAATCTCGATGCTGATGTTTGGTATCGACGCATTGGAAATGTCCTAGCTCAATGTCAAAAAGATGTCATGGACGCGTCACGGCAAAAGTGGTACAATAATACCGTAAAATTCTAATCATAGCGCATTGCCCGCCCGGTTTCGCCACCGGACGGGTATTTTTATGCCCAGAAAGGAGGAAAGATACCGCCGCTCCCTAATTTGTTCCGCAACGCCAGCGGAAAAGCAAAGAAGGGAGAAAAAATGAATCAGCAAGTAGTGTATCAGGATATTTCGCAGATCCGTCCCTATGAGAACAACCCCAGAAACAACGAAGCGGCCGTTGGTCCGGTAGCCCAGAGCATCAAGGAATTTGGATTCCGGGTGCCCATCTTGATTGATGGAAAAGGCACGATCATTGCCGGACACACCCGCTATGAGGCCGCAAAACGGCTGGGCATGGACAAAGTGCCCTGCATCCGGGTCGATGACCTGACGGACGCGCAGATCAAGGCATACCGCATTGCAGACAACAAGGTGGCGGAAGCATCCTCTTGGAATGATGATGTGCTCCGCGCCGAAATGGATGCGCTGCAAGCGCTGGATGTAGATCTGAGCAGTACCGGCTTCAGTGAAGTGGAACTTGATGGCCTGCTTCGGGATGTGGATGATTCCGATTTTGAGGAATTCTTCACAGAGCCTGCCCAGCAGCCGCCCAAAGTGGCCGATACAGGTTCGGACTCTGAAAGCCAGCAATCTGGACAGCCTGCACCTTTTCAGCCCGCTACGGCGCAACAGAATGGCTCTAAGCTTATCCAATGCCCGCACTGCGGAGAATGGTTTGAAACATGAGGCTGTGTTTGGCGGGCACCTTCCCGGCAGAGAAGGTCGTGCGGGAAAACAGGCCGGAGTACGTTCTGGAGAGCTTTTTCTATATCAAGCCGTGGCAGGTCGAGGAAATGCCAAAATGGAAGATGTTTCTGCTCGACAGCGGGGCATTCACGTTTATGCACGGGGTAGAGGCTTCGTCAAAGCCGGTGGATTGGGACGGGTACCTAAGCAGGTATATCGACTTCATCAACCGCCACGATGTGCAGCACTTCTTCGAGTTGGACGTAGATATCATCGTAGGCTATGATGCCGTAAAGCGCATGAGAGCCCGCCTTGAAGCTGAGACGGGCAAGCAGAGCATTCCAGTCTGGCATCGCTCCCGCGGCCTTGACGAATTTAAAAGCCTGTGCAGGGACTATCCCTATATCGGCATCGGTGGCTTCGCAATCAAGCACATTCAGCCCAGCGAGTACGGCTACATCAAACGGCTGGTGCAGTATGCGAACGCCTGCGGGGTGCGGGTGCACGGTCTGGGCTACACCAAAAAGGATGCGGTTGACTTTGGCTTTTATAGCGTGGACAGCACCACATGGACCACACAGGTCAATTTTGGCGGCTTGTCCTACTTCAACGGCTCAGAAATGGTTGTGGTCAGACCCCCGAAGGGCATGATAGGCGCAGACTACCGGATTCGCCGAGAATATGCGCTGAAAGAGTGGATCAAATACCAGAAGTACCTTGATACGAAAGGAAAATGGCGTGGATAAAGATATCGTATACCGCGTTGAGGACGGTATGGACAGAGAAAAAATTCTCTGCACTACCTACCAGATGCGGAATTTTTATATGCAGTTCAGAGACGGTTTCTTCACCAATCTGGACGTAATGAACTATATCCAGCACCTTGCCGCCGCCCACATGGCGAAAAAGGGCATGAACGTGCTGGATGTGTGCTGCGGCCGCTCTCTGATGCTCCCGCTGCTGCGCTACTACGCAAAGGATATTGCATCCTATACCGGCGTAGATATCAGCAAAGCGAACATCAAAGAGGCTATGCGCGGCGCAACCGCAAAGAACCTTGAACCTAAAGATCTGACTTCCTACTACCCGTTCCGGGTGGGTTGGAAGCTGGGCAACGTTGCTGAGATGTCGAAAGTCATCCCGGCGGGGTTTGCCGATTTTGTGATTTACACCTCTGCCATTGAGCATATGCACCCTACGGACGGCGCAAAAAGCCTTGCAGAATGCTACAAGGTGATGAAGCCGGGTGCAAAGATGTTTCTCTCCTGTCCGAACACCCCGGGCAATGGGTATCAGACCCAGTACCGCGCTCATGTCTATGAGTGGGGCTACGATGAACTGAAAGCCAAGCTGGCCGAAATCGGATTCAGCATTGTGCAGGAGGTAGGACTGGTCACCAGCGTCCGAGAGATGGACGAGTTCTATTCCAAGCAGGAACCGGCGTTGCGGGACTTCTACTCCCGGATGAAAGCCTATGTCCCATCTGCATTCCTCACAGCCTTTATGGCAATTCCGTTCCCGCGTGAGGCAAAAGAGCTGCTGTTCATCGTTCAGAAGCCGAAAGGAGAAGAAAACAATGGCTAAGTTTGAAAATCGCTACGGCGTGCGTAAAATCGTCTATAAGCAGAAATGCCGGTGCTTCTGCCCCATCGGAAAGACAGACTACACCAATGAATTTACTGTGACCATGGAGCCGGCAGAGATTATTCCGGACTACTGCGAAATCGACAAGTTCATCCGTGAATGTCTGGAAGGTGAAAATCTCGTCATCGAGGAAGCAGCCAGCAAGCTGAAGAAGAAGCTTGTTGAGGATGTGCACCCCAGCTGGATCATGGTCGAATCTGCGGTGAACGACGCATCCCACGGCAATGTGGTCGTTATGGTATGAAGGGGGGGCATGGAATATGAGAAACACCAAAGCCCTATGCCAGACCGCAGTTGTCGCGGCTCTATATGTCGCATTAACCACCCTGAACCCGCTGTCATGGGGAGTCGTCCAGTTCCGGGTGGCTAATATGCTGTGCGCTCTCCCGTTCAAGGATAAGCGGTACGCCCCGGCGGTTCTGCTGGGAATTGCAATCGCAAATGCAACGAGTCCTTTCGGCCCGGTCGATGTGCTCTTTGGCCTGTTGGCTGAGGGGACTGCATACGCACTGGTGGTCTGGGGGCCGTGGAAAAGGCTGGGGATTCTGTGGAAAGCAGTCATCCTCTCCCTGTCCGTGGCTCTCTTCATCGGTGTGGAACTGTCTGTGATGGTCGGCGCGCCGTTCTGGTTGACAAGCGCTGGCCTGTTCGTGGGCACATTCCTGGCCGTAGAACTGGGAAATTTGATGATCTCCAAAACCGCTCTCGCAAAGGTCGTGTGAGAGGGGCGCGGCGCTGGCTCTGCAAAGGGCCGGCGCTTTTTCTTTGGAAACAACACAACAGTCCGGGTAGATACCGGGACAGAAAATGAAGAAGGATAGTGGTGGCGATGTAGATGGAAACGCGAGATAAGGCGTTCACCCTTTATAAGAAAGGGATGGGATGCACCGAAATCGCAAAGAAGCTGGGCGTATCGCTGAACACTGTGAAATCGTGGAAAAAGCGCTATTGGGATGCACAAAAGGGTGCACCCAAGAAACGCACCCCGCCGCACCCCAAGGGTGCATCTTCCAAGTGCACCCAGAAAGCCCCGCAGGGTGGCAAGCCAAAGTCTGGCGCACCGCTGGGTAATGTCAATGCAGTTGGCAACCATGGAGGCGCGCCGCCGGGTAACCAGAATGCCTTGAAACACGGTGGCTGGTCTGCGGTGATGTTTGGCTCTTTTTCAGAGGAAAACCAAAAAGCCATTCAGGACTGCACGAAGGATGTTGATGCAGAAGACCTGTTGATACAGGAACTCCAACTGCTGACCGCCCGGGAAGCTTTTCTGCTTCAACGCATTTCCGCTGTTCAAGAGAAGAAACAGCACATTCAATCGGTGCATACCTCCAAGTCTGGCAGATCGTTTACTCGTTTGGACGAGGACAAGGAAAAAGAAGCCCACGACAAGGAGGCTTACATTGAGCGGATAGATGCTAAAGTCGATCGGGAAGAAAGGCTCCCCGGCACCACCGTGGAAACATCAACCACCGTCGAATCAAGTTACCTTATCGTGGAACGCTTAGAGCGGCTATTGACCGATGTACAGCGCCAGAAGTCCAAGGTGATACAACAGCTTGCCGACCTGCGCAGAATGAGCAACAGTGGCAAGAATGAGTTGGTAGACGATTGGGTTGCGGCAGTCGAGGAGGCAGACACGGAAGTGGAGGATGCGGACGATGGCACTGAGACAACGTGAAGTCTTTGCCAAGCGGATCCCGCTGTACCGTAAAGACCCTTGCCTGTTCTTCAAAGAGGTCACTGGCTTCAAGCCTGATCCGTGGCAAAAAGAAGCCGCCACAGCTATTGCGCGGCATCGCAAGGTGTCTATCCGCTCAGGACAGGGCGTTGGCAAGACCGCTTTTGAAGCGAACCTAGTCCTTTGGTTTCTGTCCTGTTTCCCGTATCCACGCGTGGTGTGCACGGCTCCGACCCGCCAGCAGTTGAATGACGTCCTCTGGGCTGAGATTGCCAAGTGGCAGGAACGCAGCCCTGTCTTGCAGGCTATGCTTGTGTGGACAAAGACTCGTGTTTACATGAGAGGACATGAAAAACGCTGGTTCGCTGTTGCGCGTACCGCGACCAAACCGGAAAATATGCAGGGCTTCCACGAAGACAATATGTTTTTCGTGATTGACGAAGCATCTGGTGTGGCTGACCCCATCATGGAGGCTATACAGGGTACGCTTTCCGGCGATAACAACCGTTTGCTGATGTGCGGAAACCCAACGCAGAACACTGGCACATTCCACGATTCGCATACCGTGGACGCACAGTCCTACTACTGCATGAAGGTGTCCAGCAGGGACAGCCCCCGCACGAATAAGCAGAATATCGCTGACTTGGAGCGGAAGTTTGGCAAGAACAGCAATGTAGTCCGCGTCCGTGTTGACGGCGAGTTCCCGGAGAATGAGGACGACGTCTTTATTCCGATGGCACTCGCCACAAAGGCTGTCAATACTGAACCTCTGGAACATTGTGCTCCAGCCCGGATCTCCATCGGGTGTGACGTTGCCCGCTTTGGCAACGACGATACGGCCATTGCACAGAACATTGATGGAGATATCCAAAAGCTGGTCACGCGCCATGGTCAAGACCTGTACGCTACGGCAGACGATATCATTGCGATATATAAAACCATGCGTGCAGCGTATCCGCAGTACCGCGGTCTGATTTACGCGGTCATTGATGACACCGGCGTTGGCGGAGGCGTGACCGACATACTCAACCGAGAAAAGATTCGGCAGAAGCTAACCAAGCTGATGGTCGTGCCGGTAAACTTCTCCAGCGCTGTGCCGGACAAGGAAGCCGCCGGGCGCTATGCAGATATCGCAACGTGGATGTGGGCGGTCCTACGGGATATGGCCACGGCGGGCACCCTGCATATCCCGAACGATTCAACCCTGATAGGGCAGCTTACCACCCGTAAATATATCTTTAGTGGTGCTCCAGCAAAGTTGAAGCTTGAAAGCAAGGATGCCTTGAAAAAGCGCGGTCTGACCAGTCCTGACCGCGCTGATGCGGTAGCTCTTGCGCTATACGAGGGCGGCATCTTTGATGTACGCAGTCTGATATGATAGCCGGAAAGGAGAAAAAGGTGAAAAGAGTTATCCCCGGAAAAATCAAAACGCAACTTCGCCTCGACGGCTATTACAACGTTCTGAACAAGTATGGTACCCAGCACGACAGCACTGAGTATTACCAGTGGGCAACCGGTGCAGCTGTGACGGATGCGGAATTGGCCGACCTTTATGCAGGAAACGGACTATTCTCAACCATCATTGATGCCCCGGCAGACGATGCCACCAAGAACGGTATCGACCTTGGCGTCAAGGATAAGGATTTGCAGAAGCGTCTTGACGACCATCTGCAGACTATCCACTACCAAAGCAGGCTCGCGAAAGCGCTGAAATGGGCGCGGCTGTTTGGCGGCTCTGCTGTTGTTATGTTGGTGGACGATGGAAGACTTCTTCAGGATCCGCTGAACTGGCGGGACGTTCATGGCGTGGAAGAACTGTTGGTTTACGGACGGAATGAGGTGTTTCCGCTGTGGATCAACGGCTACGAAAACAATCCGGCAGATGAAGACTATCGTAAGGGCGGAACTGGCATCCCGGAGTTTTATCAGATAAACAGTGTGTACGGCAGCTATGTAGTACATTCCTCGCGATGCTTAGTGTTCCACAACGGAGAAATCCCCGAAGGCTCCACGATGTCAAATCTCTACCGCACATGGGGCATCCCGGAGTATATGCGCATCCGCGAAGAACTTCGCAATGCCTGCATCGGTCCGGGCTACTCCATTCGCCTGCTGGAACGGCTGTCAATGGTGACATACAAAATGAAGAACCTCGCAAACGTCCTGTCTACGGTAGACGGTGACGATACGGTTCTTCAGCGCATGGAAATGCTTGACCTTGCCCGTAATCTGCTGAACATGGTCTTCATTGATGCAGATGGCGAGGATGTTGGCATTCAATCCCTGTCCGTGGCGGGAGTCAAGGACATTCTGGACAATGCCTGTGCTATGCTGTCCGCTGTGAGCCATATTCCGCAGACAAGGCTCTTTGGACGCTCCCCGGCTGGCGAAAATGCCACGGGTGAAGGGGATATGGAAAACTATAAGGAGGCCGTGTCCGGCATCCAGTCCGGTGACCTCCGGGACAACACCCGCACGCTGGTCGAACTGATTCTTCGCGGAATGGCGTGGAACGGTGAAATCGATAAGGTGCCAGAGTATACCATTACCTACAAGAGCGCTTGGAGCTTGTCTGACGATGAAAAGGCTACGCAGGATCAGGCGAATGCTGCAGCCCAACTTGCCAGAGCACAGACGGCTTCCGCATACGTTACCGCTGGCATCTTGGAAACCGACGAGGTTCGCCGGTCTCTGGCGCAGGATGAACAGTTTGATCCTGAAAACATCATCACGGAAGCGGATGTCAATCAGGACTGGGGCTTGGGTGGGGCTAACGTTCCCCAGCCGACCAATCCGCAGAACCCGCCTGCGGCAGGTAACCTGGTTACGGATGAAGGGGACTGCGGTTATGTTGCCGGCTTCGTCCTGAACGATGGGAAAATCCTCTGCGGCCAACGTTCCGATGGGCAAGGTTGGTGCGGCCCCGGCGGTCACATTGAACCCGGGGAAACGCCGAGTGTGGCATTCCGCCGGGAAGCAAAGGAAGAGTTCAATATTGACGTAGGGGACATTACCTATCTCGGTAACTGCAAGGGCAAGCCGGATGAGGTGCTTCCCGTTCAGATCTATCTCGTCAATGGCTTCGATGGCGTTCCTCGGTGCGACCAAAAGGAGATGTTCACGGCTACATGGATGCCCCCTGAACAGATTTTGAAACAGGATGTGTCCGGTGGGCTGGTGTTTGAACCGTTTCTCAGAAGCGTGAAAGAATACCTTGAGCAGCTGGGCATTACGCTGGACGACTTTGACGAGAGCAAGCACAATCGCGACGAGAATGGAAAATTTTCCAGTTCTGGCGGCTCCACATCATTAAAAGATGTATCGAGCGAGGAAAATCCATCAAAAGACTTGAATGATTCTCAAAGTCATGCTAAAATAAATTCTAACGCAGTTTCGGCAAAAGGCGCGAACACTTTCAAGGTGAAAGGTTTCCCCAACAAGCAGAAGCTGAACAACCACTGGCAGAATGGAAGAACCCACGCCGCTGAGTACGCTCCCGATGGCATTACGACGAAGGAGCAGTACGAAAAGCGGGCGGTTCAACTTTTGGAAAGCCCGTGCGGAAACGGCATAAAAGGCTACAAGACAAAAGATGGCCTTGTGTGCCGGTATGACGCGAAGAAAAATGACTTTGCAAAAGGTTCCCCAGAGAAGGGTGTAAGAACGATGTTCAAGCCTGACGATGGGGAAGATTACTATAAACGTCAGCTTGAATTGGAAGGAATCGAAGATGACTGAGAAAATCATCTGCCCGGTATGTGGGCAGCATAGCTTTGATGAAGACAACGATTTTGAGGAATGCCCCGTGTGCGGCTGGGTAAATGATGGCGTGCAGAGAGCGGATCCTGATTATCGCGGCGGTTATAACCGCATCAGCCTGAACGAAGCTAAAAAGAAGTTTGCTGAAGGCAAAAAGGTGTTTGACTAAAATATTGGCGTTGAGAGCCTTTGCAGGTGACGTGAAAGCGTCCCTCGCAAAGGCTCTTTTTGTTTGCAGTCATAGCTCAGTTGGTAGAGCGCCTGCCCTCCAAGCAGGATGCCGCGGGTTCAAGCCCCGTTGACTGCTCCATATCGAGGGTTGGCCAAGTTGGATAAGGCATGGGCCTTTGACTCCCAGACCGCCGGTTCGAGCCCGGTACCCTCGGCTTTTACGCTGGTGTAGCTCAATAGGATAGAGCAGGCGATTTGTAACCGTCAGGCTGTGGGTTCAATCCCCACCTCCAGCACCACCCGCCGTACACCGTAATCGGCACCTCGATGGCATGAGGGGGCACTGACCCTGCTCCCAACAGACCGCTGCGAAGTGTTCTGGCCTGTTCCATGACAGAGCCAGCGCGGAGCCATAAACCGCGTTCCTTCCGCTTCGCGCTTGGACGGATGCGCGCTGTAAGCAAAAGGTCAAAATTCAAGTGCTGCATGCCATAAGAACAAAGACCCTGCATCAAGGTGGAGATGCAGGGTCTTTTTGATGCCTGCAAAGGGAAGATGGTTCCCAGAAAGATAATGAGGTGGATATGCCTGTGAAGAATAATGGGCCCGGCATGACCGGGCGCTCTTCAATGACGAAAAAATCAAAGATCGAGCCGGAGTATCCGCAGTGGGCAGAAAGCAAGATGCGCGCAATCGAAAATCGGCGGTTGAAAGAACTGCAGAAGATTGTGCGAGAATCCATGCCTGAAATTCTGGCTATCGTTGCGGAAGAACAGAAAACCGGCTCCGACAGCATCAGACATGATGGATACAGCGACATGGTTCGCCGCATCCAGAACAGGTTCCGCATTATGCGTGACCGGCTCAGTCGGCGGCTGAAAACCGATCCGTTGGAACGGGATGTTCGCCGGTGCGCTGACTACACCGACCGGCGGCAACTCAAAGAATGGCAGCGCAGCGTGCGCGCCACGCTGGGAGTGGATATCCATGATGATTTCTTTCTCGGCGAAAGATACGACCTGATGCTTAAAAGATGGGTTGAGCAAAATGTCAGCTTCATTACCAGCATTGAAAGCGACTGCTTCGATGATATGGAGAACGTCATTATTGAGGGCTTTGCAAAAGGCCGCACCCCGGCGGCGATTTCCAATGAAATTCAACGCCGGTTTGATGTGACCAAGTCGAAAGCAAATCTTCTTGCGCGTGACCAAGTGGGCACTCTGAGCGCGAATCTGACCCGTACAAGGCAGGAATCCGCTGGGGTAGAGGAATATATCTGGAGTTCATCAGGCGATGAACGTGTGCGTGAATGCCACCGTGAACTTAACGGCCGGAAATTCCGCTATGACGACCCGCCGGCCATGTGGTACATGACAAAACACGGCAAAGTGTACAGCGGGCGGCATTGCAATCCCGGAGAGGACTACCAGTGCCGCTGTGTTGCAAAACCTGTCTTTAACTTCGATAGGCTGAATTCTGTAGCCTTTAAGGAGAAAAAACAATGAAACAGAATACCCCGCCGCTAGTCCTTCGGAGCGAAATGCGGACAGACAGTGTGCCTGTCGATGAGCATTACAGCGCCGAGGGATATTTTTATGATAACCCCATTCTGACCCGCACGGGTATCTTCAAGTACACGCTGGAAGATGGCTCGGAGCGTCGAGAATTGCGTAGACCGGAAGATGTGTTTGATCCGGAAAGCCTTGCAAGCTATGAGGGAAAGCCCATCATCATAACCCACGATGCGCAGGTGATCGACAAGGACAATGCCCACCGAGAGAGAGTGGGAACAATCCTGACCCCTGGACAGCAGGACGGAGAAACCGTCCGCGCAAAAATCGTCATTGACGACCCGGATGCAGTAAAGGCATCCGGTCTGCGGGAACTGTCCGTTGGGTATTATCAGGATCTTATCATGGAACCCGGAGAATGGAACGGAGAACCGTATGACGCAATCCAGACCCATATCCGTGTCAATCATCTGGCGCTGGTAGCTGTCGCTCGCGCCGGTGATGATGCCCGCCTGAATATGGACAGCCAAGATAGCAATGGAGGTATGACCCCTATGGATGAGAACGAGAAGATGAACAACCCCACTCAGGACGATGATGCCACCGTGGACACTACGAAGCCTACCACAGATGATGGCGATGGCGCGGGCAGTCCCCCTGTGACTCCCGGCCTTGACCCTGTTGGCGTTCAGGCAGCAATCAAGGCGTACCTGACGGCAACAACCGGCGGCGCTACTGCTGATGATGAGAACAACCCGGCGGCAGGCGGTGAGCCTGCAAAGCCCACCGAGGATGATGGTGAGGATGATTCCACCAAGCCTGATGCACTGGCAGAGATTACCGCCCGCCGTGACGCCATGGAGGACGGTCAGGCCAAAGCGGACATTAACACCCTGCTGTCCATGCTGGATGCCGCAAATGCCCGCGCTGATGCCGCAGAGGACGATACCAAGCCCACTGAGGACGAGGATGATAACCCGGATGGTTCCAACAGCCAGCTGAACCATGATAGCGCCAGCGCTATTGCGGCGCAGGTCAGCCAGCGCGTTGAGTTGTGCCGTCTGGGAGACAAGCTGCATCTTGATGGCATGGAGACCATGCCGGTCATGCAGGCAAAGAAAAAGGTCGTGCACGCCGTTATCCCGGGTATGCGCTTGGACGGCAAGAGCAGTGCCTATATCAACGCCGCTTTCGACATCGCCAAGGAGAAAATCAACGGTCGCAAGAGCGTGGCGGACCAGCGTCGCCAGATTTTCAATGCGGATTCCGCAAATGCGGCCGTCCGTGATGCCGGCAAGAAGAACGACCCTGCTGCGGCTCGCAGCCGCATGATTCAGCGTCACGCTGCTGAAAAGGAGGACTAAGTTATGAACATGGCTGTACAGATGAACTACGGCGAACCGAGCCGTGGCATTCCCGGTCTGCTTTATGACCGCGCAAACTACGAGGCCGTCACTCGCCGGAATGGCGCTGATGATGGCAAGATGTTCTTTGGTCTCGGCGTTGTGCAGGGCGCAGAGCCGGGCAAAGATATTACCCTGCCGGCTACCGGCGCAACCGTCGATAAGTTTGAGGGCGTTGTAATGTACAGCGCCAACACCGAAATGGATGATGATGGTGCCGTTCTCCTGCACAAAGGCCAGATTCTGGATGTTTGTCAGTCTGGCAAGCTGTGGGTGCAGCTGGTTGATTCTGTGGAACCTGCCTATGGTCAGCCGGTATATCTGGTGATTGCCGGTGATGATGCTGGCAAGTTCACTCCGACCAAGGGCACCAATCTGGCTGTCAAGGCTCGCTTCATCGGTGCGGCACAGAACGGCATCGCACCTGCCCAGTTCGTAGAGCAGCTCTAAGGAGGTATAACCCATGTCTAAGTTTAATCCCTTTGACCCCGCAAACGGCTACAGCGAGGAGGATCGCGCTGCCCTGTCCGGCAAGTGTTCTTCTCTTATCAATGAGGCCTATAAGAACCCGTTCCCCGGTGCGGTTCTTCGCATGGATGCTGCTGACAATGCAGGCATCTTCTTCGCCAAGCAGCTGGCGCATGTCAAGACCAAGGCGTACGATAAGGACTTCCCGGAGCTGTCCGGCCTGAAGCTCTTCCCTCAGACCAGCGAAACCGATGAGGGAGCTGCGTATATCGAATACTACAGCTATGAGCCGGTTGGCTTTGCTGATGTTATCGCCAACTACGCCAGCGACCTGCCCCGTGTCGATGTGAAGGGCACTCCCCATCGTGCGGAAATTGTCAACATCGGTGACAGCTACGGCTACAACGTGCAGGAACTGCGTGCCTGCCGCCGCAATGCGGTTCTGGGCGTTATGAAGTCTCTGGACTCTGCGCGTGCTGAAGCGGCCCGCCGGGTGTATGATGTCAAGGTGAATCACCTGATTTGGCACGGCGACGAGAAGACGGGCATCATCGGCGTTCTGTCCTCCGGCAATAATATCCCTATCTATACCCTGCAGAACGGTGCAGCCGGTAAGGCCGACTGGGCATCCAAGACCGCAGACGAGATTGCGGCCGACATTGCTGGCATCCTGAACTACATCGACACCCTGACCCAGAATGTGGAGCACCCGGACAGCTGGGTCATGCCCAACGACCTGTACACCAGCCTGAACCTGCGCCGCATCGATGGCACCGGCGAATCCGTTCTGTCCTACATCAAGGATCACACTCCCCAGATTAAGAACTGGGAAGTTGCTGGCGAACTGTCCAAGGGCAACAAGGACTACAACAGCACTGGCAAGAACATCGGCCTGCTGTACACCAAAGACCCGGACAAGATGTCCCACGAGGTTCCCATGGCTTTCCTTCAGCACGCGCCGCAGGATCGCAATCTGGAAATCATTATCAACTGCGAGGGCCGCGATGCAGGCATGATGATTCCTTATCCGCTGTCCGCCTGTCTGGTCTACGGCCTGTAAGAAAGGAGTAACACCCCATGAAGATCAAAAACATTTCCGTGAAGCCCATCTGTATCGGCGATGCGTCCATGCTGCCGGGCGATACTGCAGAAGTTGGCGAAACCTTTGCTGACACTGTTGGCTTTTATATCAGCATGGGGCTGATGCAGGAGGTGCAGGAGAAGAAGGCGCGCAAGGCCAAGGCCGAACAGGAGCCTGCTTCCGATGCTTCCGCAGAGGCTGAATCCTGATGGATGCCGTCGATGTGGCCGCAATCACCAAAATTGTAAAGATGGTGGGTGCTGAGTTTAAGGCTATGCCGGACGATGACATTTCGTTCTGGATCGGTCTGCAAGCACCGGTTATTTCGCAGAAAAAATTCGGCGCGGACTATAATCTGGCAGTGGCGCTTTTGGTGTGTCATGCTATGAAAATGGCAGGCAATGGCGATAACTCCCTTGGAACCATTGCAAACACTGGGCGTCTTGCCAGCGTATCCGAAGGTGGCGTGAGCATATCCTTTGCCACCAGCACCGCCGGGGTCACCGGAGATGCTGAGTACCAGCTTACTTCCTACGGCTTGCAGTTTATTTCGATTCGGAACCGGCATATCGTGCCTATCATGATTCGATAAGGAGACCTGCCCATGGCGATAGCCAATGACATCGGCCTTGACCTGACGCCAGAGGGAAGAGCGGCGATGGAGCGCCTGAACGAACTGTCCAATATGACCATAGAGGTTGGGTATCAGGCAGACCAAAAGGCGGCTGACGATGAAACGTCGCTGGCCGAGGTCGCCTACTGGAACCACTACGGAACCCTCCACAAAGACGGGTCGGTGATGATTCCTGCCCGTCCCTTTATGGACACCATCAAAAAGCACTCGGAAGAACTATCAGAGTTTTCGCAGCAGGCTTTGTCCTCATTGGAAACAGCTGATGCGGTTTCCAATGCGATTGGTTCTCAGGCAAAGTCCATGATTCAGGATGCAATCAAAGATGAGGAATGGGCACCCAACGCGCCCATCACCATCGAGGGCGGCTGGATGATGAACGAATATGGCAAGGAAGGCCCGGTGCCTGTGCATATTAAAGGGAAGAGTTCCACGAAGCCCCTGATTGATACAGGAGCCTTGCGTCAGAACTGTCAGTACGTTATCAAGAAAGGAAAGAAATGAACATCTTTAAGCAGATGTACACTGTGCGCCGCTATAAGGGCACCAGCTGGGACAGTGGCACAGCCGAAACAACTTACTCGGATATGCAGCTTCCACTTGATGTGCAGGCCAAAACGCGCCGCAATCAGGACGATGCTTCTGGCCGCTCTACGACCGGCGTTTTGACTGTGTATAGTGATGTCCAGCTTCTTCCTACGGAACCGGATAAACAGACAACGGGAGATCGTCTGCTTTACATGGGGCAGTGGTACGCCTGCAAGTCGTCCATCTACTGGGGAAACACCATCCTGAAGCACTGGATATCAGAGTTTGAAGCTGTTGAGGGCGAGAAAGGGGAGATTGCCAATGACACCAGCTGAGTGCCGCGAGGCGGTTCGGCTCATGTTTGTGGAACTGTACCCTCATTGCACAGTGATTTACAGCTATCCCAATTCCGTTCGTCCACCGCTTCCGTATGTCGTTCTCGACTTTGAACGCATCGAGCCGGTGAACGCGTTTGAGTACGTCAAGAACGGGATTCTTTGGCAGGAAAAATGCAAGCGCATTCCGTTTTCTGCTGAACTGGTCACCGAGAGCAAGACGGAGCATGCTGCCGGGGTGAAAAAAGTTGGCTTGTCAACGGTCGTGGACGACCTTGAACAAGCTATTCAGTTCTTTGATAGCCAATACGCAGGTGACAAAATGCGCGCCATGAATATCACGGTATGCACGGAAGGGTCACCTGAACCGATCCATAACAGCGCGCCCGGCGTAGAGAGGGCGCGCTGTTCTTTTTATGTGGATTTTGTGCAGCGTACTAAGGAGTACGCTGCCTTGGCTCCGATTGACGGCGAGTATTCGGAAGACCATGCCAGTGCAGCATCCAAAAAAGTTGCAGACATGGAAGCCGGATGGTTTGACGAAGTCGAAGTCAAAAAAGAAATCCGAAATGAGTAAAGGAGCGAAACCACATGAATATCGACAAAATCGTTGAGGTCAATATCCAGATCTCCGAAGCGATGTCCATTGATGGTGGTTATGACACCATCCTCATTGTCGGCCCTCTGCCTAAAGCCCCTGGCGGTCGCGTTACACCTGATGTTGCCGGTTATGCGAGCTTGCAGGACCTCAAGAGCGCCGGATTCGCAGCGGACGACCCTGTGTACATTGGTGCCAGCAAGGTGTTTGGACAGTCCCCGAAGCCGCCCGCGGTAATGATTGCGGTGCAGAAGCTGTCCAGCGGCTCCACCGAAAAGGTGGATGTGACTCTTGACAGAGCCATCGGTATGCCGGGCTGGTACTGCATCTGCCCGGCGGGCATCAAGGAGGACTTCTACCAGAGCATTGCCGACTGGACAGAAGCCAATGAAAAGCTGTGTATCTGCGAGACAACCGGCATTTCGTCCTCTCCGGTATCGGATGCAATGCTTCGCACTGCGGTCATTCACGCTACCGCCGAGAACGACTGCGTGAACTGTGCTTACGCCTCCCGGTTCCTCTCCTATGACCCGGGCAGTGAGCAGTGGTGCTTTAAGTCCCTTTCCATGGTGTCTGCACAGGGACTGTCCACCACGGATATTGCAAGTCTGGAAACACGCAATATCTCGTATTACACAACTGTTGGCAGCAAAGCCATGGTGCAAGGTGGCAAGGTGAGCGGCGGCGAGTGGATCGACACCATTCGTTTCCGTGACTGGCTGAAGACCGAAATTCAGTCCAAGGTGCTGAACCTGCTTCTGGGCTTGCCCAAAGTGCCGTATACCGATCAGGGCATTGCGCTGGTGCAGAACGCGGTCATCGATGCGCTGGAAGAGGGCGTGCGTGCCGGCGGCATTGTACAGGATGCTTCTTCCGATGATGGGGAAGCGTCTCGTGCATATACCGTCACCGTGCCGCGTGCGGCCAATTTGGATGCAGCGACTCGTAAGAGCCGCCGTCTTACCGGTGTGACATGGACAGCACAGCTGGCAGGTGCCCTGATCGCCGCGAAAATTGGCGGCACACTGAATTACTGAGAAAGGAGAACCGCTAAATGCGTGGAGATGTAACCGTTTACTCCCCGAAAAACGTTTTGTGCACCATGGGCATTCACATCGCGTCTGGTTTTACGGAGGATGGCTTTATTACCATTACTCCGCAGGGCGATGGTGTAACGGATGAAGCCGGCGCAGATGGCGAAGTGGTCATTTCGATTCCGGATGATCCTCGTTATGAAATCAAGCTGGTCCTGCAGTACGGCTCCAAAACAAACAACTGGCTGCTGAAGCAGTACAACAATAACAAGCAGACCCCGGGCAGCGGCCTTTTCAATATGCAGATCAAGGATCTGGGCTCTAACCCGGATTTCACGGCGTCCAAGGCATGGGTTTCCAAGCCTGCCCCGTGCGCTTACGGTAAGACCGGCCAGAGTCAGGAGTGGACGCTGCGGGCTGTTGGCAAGATGGAACCGAAGAACTGAAAGGAGAAAACCTGATATGAAAATGAAACGCATGGAGATGCGCGACATCACGGTTGGCGAATACCAGTTCAAGGTTCGTCCATTCGGTGCCAAGGATGCCACCTACATTTTTGGCGATGTTGCATCTATCATCCTGCCGATTCTGGGCACCGTGTCGGTTGCTAGCGACGATAAGGATGCTGTCAACATGGAAATGTTTGACGGGATGGACATGGACAAAGACTCGCTGGTCAAGGCGCTTGCCCGCATCAATGGCAACGCATTGAGCAAACTGGTGAGTGAGCTCCTGCTGGATCACAGCAACATCCGCGTTTTGGATCCTGAGAAAAACACTTATGAGGTCATGGGCGAGGATGATTTTGATGAAATTTTCTGCCAGTACCTCGCCGGAATGCTCAATCTTTGTGCTGAGGTCATTCGCTTAAACTTCAGCGGTTTTTTCAAAGATGCGAGCACCCTCTTTGGAGGCCTTATCAAAGTGCGCCGGGCGGGCAGCTCGAACAGTACGGAGAGTTCGACAACGACAGAGTAACGAACCTTGAATGGATTATGTATACCCTGATTCGTGAGCGGGTGGCTTCGATGTACGAACTGACCTATGTTTATAATCTGGATGAAATGCTAAAACTCTACGACCTGATTATGATGCAGCGGGACATTGAGTACGCCAAAAGCCAAGAGGACAGAAGGGGGGATACATAAGTGGCGGCGAAGGAAACTGTAATCGGAAAGTTCGTCAATCAAATTCTGTTCAAGGTCGATAAAAGCTCTGTTGATGACGCAAAAAGCGCTATCAGCGAAGTAAAAGGCTTTGCAGCTAAAGCACTTGGCGCAATCGGCATCGGCTTTTCCTTTACTAAGCTTGCTAGTCTTGCAGAGGAATTTGGCAGTATCAACGATACCATCCGCGGGGCAACCCGCGAGATGGGAGATCAAGCGGATATTCAGCAGAAGATTCTGCAAGGGGCTCAGGATTGCCGCGAAGAATACGGAGCCATGGCCGGAGATGTGACAAAGCTGGTGCAGTTGAACAGTAAACTGTTCCCGGTTGATGATGCTGTGAAGTTTGTTTCGCTTGTCGAAAAGCTGGAAAAGGGCTCCGGCAGAGAAGCAAATCTTGACAACACCATGAGTGTACTGCAAAAGGCTATGTCTTCGGGCAAGCTGGACAAATCTGGCTTCTCCAACTTAAAAACAGCTGCCCCGGAGGTGGTGAAAGCCATTTCGTCTGCAATGGGAGTGTCCGAAAAGCAACTCCAAAATCTGGCAGAGAGCGGAAAACTTTCCGCAAAGCAACTGAAAGAAGCGTTCTTTGCGGCGGAAAGCGACATTCAAAAGAACTTTGATGAACTCGGTTTCGGCATCGGGGACGCTCTTACTTATGTCAGGAATCAGTGGGGACTTTGGCTTGCAGGCGCAGATGACATGCTTGGCATCACAACCAGTATTGGCAAATCAATAAAAGCCATAAGCGATTTCCTGATAGGAAAGGCACAGCGGCTGACTTCGTGGCTGAAAAGCATTTCCGAGAAACTTGGCGGCGTAGAACAGTTGTTGAAGCTGATTGCGATGGTCGCCGCAGCTCTGTTCCTTGCAACCAACGGAAGCAAGATTCTGTCTTTCCTAGTGGGCGCAGTGAAACTCCTGCAAGGATTTAATCTGCAAACTGCCCTTGCGGCCGCAAAATGGCTCTTACTGTTCCTTGTGCTGGAAGATGTTTTTACTTTCCTGCAGGGCGGCGATAGCGTCTTTGGGCGACTCTTGAGCGAGGCGGGTGTTGACGTTGACGCATTGAGAGAGAAAATCAGTGCGTTCTTCGAGGGGGCAAAGCAATTTGGCCGAGACGCTCTTGATTCGCTGGGTCAGTTCTGGGAGGAACACAAAGGTGCGATTTTAGTTGTTCTGCAAGCCCTTTGGCAAGGACTGGTTGACCTGACCGCAGACATCATCACACTGGGCGGACACCTATTCGACCTTCTGGCTGGCTTGATTACCGGCTTTCAGACCGGTGATTGGACGCAATTCCTGACAGGCTGCAAGGAACTGTGGCAAGATTTCCTCGATATTCTGAATGGTTTGGGACGCGCTGCTTTTGGCGAAACATGGGAGCCGCTGAAAGAAAGCGCACAGGCAATTTGGGATTGGCTGAAAGGATTCTTTGACTGGTTCGGCGATAAAATCACCTGGGCTAAGAACCTGTGGAACGGCGTAAAAAATTTCTTTGCCGGTGGAAATGGCGATGATTCTGATGGCGGGGACGGTTCTGATAAGAATTCGCCTGGTTTTAGAGGCATGGGAGGCGGAAAATCCTCTGGTGGCAGCGGCCGCACAAGCAATGGTAAATCACCGACAGGGACGCAGACTTCCTCTGGGAGCACTGCCACAAGTAGAAATGCTGCCAGTGCATTTATTTCGGGAGGAAGGCCGGTGTCTACAACAACGGCATCACAGCGGCCGATTGCTCAAACCACGAACACCAAAAACATCACTGTAAAACAGGAAAACCGACAAAGCTACACGTTCCAAGTGTCTGATCGCAACGCCGCATCCAAACTGCAGTCTACCGTGAGTTCGCAGTCCTCGCAATCTACGAAAGATTTGGCGCATGCGCTTAATTACGGGAGGTGATGCCTGACGGAAGCGACACAGCCCGCACGCTTGGGAGATTTTGAGTTCGATGCTATCATCAAACGCCCGGAGACATTGTCCAGCAAGATCCCGGACTATGCAACGGAAGAAGGATATAGCGCCAGTGACCACATCTGTCTGGAAGCGGTGACGCTTGATGTCACAGCTGTGATTTCTAACGCGCCGATTACATGGGCGGACCGGCATCCGGCATCATCGAGCCGGGTACAGAGTGCCGTCGAGGAGTTGCGGCAGTTGTGGGAGAAAAGAACACCGATGACCTTTACGGCCGGCGGTGATAGCTATGAGAATGTCTGTATCGAAAGCGTGACGTTTCCAAAAGAGGAAAGCAACAGCGAGCGTATTGAACTGAAGTTGAAGCAGGTGTCTATCAATTCGACAGAAACTGCCAATATCAGCATAAAGTATGCTCGCGGAGGAACGTCTAAAAATGAATACTGGCGCGAGCCAGAAGAGCACCTCCACAGCAAATCTTCCAGCAGCGGAAATCTTCTTCCCGCAGCAGTATTCTTTGTTCTGGGGCAAAAGCCCATAGGATTGTTTAAGTGAGGTATAGGCGATGGATTTGGAATACTATGAAAGTCTCTGTGCCGGACCGAAACGATTCCATCATGCGCGTGAACCTTGATGAAGTGTACTACAATCTCCGGCTGACATGGAACGCATACGGTGGCTTTTGGATGCTCAGTATATATGACGCAGAAATGAATATTATCCTCGGCATGGCGCGGCTCGTGCCGGGGACGATTTGGAATTTCTACTATCAAACCCAAGGAGGTCCGCCGGGCGTTCTTGGTGTTGAAACGGAGCAGGAAACAATTGGCCGCAATGATTTTGTGGATGGAAAGGCAAAATTGTTATACCTTCCTGCAAAACAGCTTGGAGTGTAACAGATGGACATCTGGGATAGACAGTACCGAGTAAGAATCGGGAAAAATAATTCTGTTGGCCGCGAAATCGGAAAGCCTAACGAAAAAACGAAGAGGGTTATCCGATGTTCCTTTTCCTGTGAAATTGGCGATAGTTCAAGTTCTAATACAGGGAAAATCACACTTTGGAATCTGGCGGATGAAACCTTGCGCCTTTTGGAACAGGAAGATTGCCTGATTGAACTGCGTGCTGGATATGGCGATGACCTACCTGTTATTATGGGCGGTTCTCTGACGTGTTTTGAAACCGAAACAAACAGCGCGGATCGACAGACCACAATTGAGTTTGTGGATAGCTTTACATCCGCACGAGATACAACGGTGAGCCTGAGTTATTCGGGTGTTGTGAACGGAGAAAAAATCGTCAGGGATGTTGCTCAAGAAATGGGGTGCGAAGTTAAGCTTTCTCCAAAGGCTAAAATGATCGACTTTAAGAATTTTGCTTTTGTTGGCACAGGAAAGACGCTTATTGGGCGGCTGTGCGATAGAAGCAAGCTTCGCTGGAGTGTTCAAAACGGAATCGTTCAAAATATGTGCTCTGGATGAACCTCTAACGATGGCGGCTTATGTCCTTTCGGCTGATTCCGGCATGATTGGTTCACCGAAGCCTTTCTTTGAATCCGCATCGACCAGCAGCAAATCTTCAACGAGCAAGAACGCGAGTTCTAATACGACCAAAAGAAAGGCCAAAAAAGGCATTGAAGTTACATATTGCCTAAATGGCCATATTCAGATTGACGATTATGTGAAAGTGGAATCCAGAGAGTACAAGGGAAACTACCGAGCGTCAAAAATCAGGTTCACCGGCGATACGGAGGGCGACGATTGGCAATGCGTTGGGCAGTTTGTGGAGGTGAAGTAGCGTGGATCAGGACTTCCGCGATGCAGTCGTGAGCATCATCGACCAGTACATGAGGGATAATATCCACACCTCGGCACCTGCTAAGGTCGGTAACGTGTCCGAAAACTTCACTGCTGAATTAACGCCGGATTTGAAAGTAACGACCGATGATGATAGGGAAGTACCCTACCCTAAAATTTCGGGCACGGTCATCCTGATGCCTACCGGAGCAGGCGGCACAATCGGGTTTGCATTTCCTGTGCATTCCGGGGATGGATGTGTGGCTATTTTCGGAGAGGGCGGCTCTGGAACAGACTTGAAGTGGGACTTATCCAATGCAACCTTGCTGCCGGGCTTGCCTGCATCGTCTAGCGAGCAGGTTAAGCGTGCCGGCAGTGAGGACGCAGCAGTTGTTTTTGCGCCGACTGCGACCATCACCGTCAAGAAAGACAGCATCGAACTAAAGAAGAAAGATACTGTTGTCACGATGAAAGATGACTCTGTCACTGTAAAAAGGGGAGCGTCGGAAATCAAGGTGACCAACGGGAGCATTAAGTCGAAAAACGGAGGCACTTCGGTTGAGAAACTTCCTGCAAGCGTGAAAATTACCACAGCGACCGTTGATGTGACTGGCAATGTGAAAATAAAAGGAAATGTTCAGGTTCAGGGCAATGTGGATATTTCTGGAACGCTGACACTTGGCGGCATCGTGATGAATACGCATACTCATGCGGGTGTGCACGGGTTGACAGGAGGGCCGCAGTAATGGCATTGAAAGACCTTGCGCTTGCGGCTGATGGAGATTTGTTCATCAACGAAACCGGCGATTTTGAAATCATCGATGCCGTTCGGCAGGGTGTGCAAATTCGTCTGCGCTGGATAAAAGGAGAATGGGTGTTCAATACTGCTATGGGCACGCCTTACTTTGAAACAATCCTTGTGAAGGCTCCGAATCGAGCCTTGATCGAGAAGGCCCTGCGAGACCAAATCCTCGCCGTTGATGGCGTAACAGGGGTGGGCACCATCAACCTTATAAAGGATGCAAAGACTAGAACGCTCCGAGCGTCTTTTACTGCGACCACCACTGAGGGAGAAATAGAAAGCGAGGTGGAACTGTCCCATGTCGGACTACGGAGTGACAGATAAGGGCTTTCAAATGCGCCGACTGGATGAAATTTACACCGACATCTGCAAAAGGTTTAAAGACGAGGTTGGAGTTGACCCATCGGAGAACCCACAAAGCGTGATGAACGTCCTGTTTACAATTTTTGCGGATGCCCCGGCGGAACTCTGGGAGGCTTATGCTGCTGCATATCAGCAGCTTTTCCCCAATACGGCCTGCGGCGTTGCGTTAGATAACGTGATGCAGGTGGGCGGGGTGAGCCGCATTGGACAGGCCAAAACTAAGTATTTTATCTCTTGTACTGGCCAAGAGGGAACGGTCATTCCGGTTGGTGCTTTGATTCAGTCGAGCAGCCGACCGCAACGTACTTTTCAGGCGGTCAGCGCATCCATAATCTCCAGCGCAAACTGGAGAAAGCTGGCGATTCGTCCGATTGAAAGCATTGCAGGAACCTTTACGTTTGATTTTGGCGTTTCTCGCAATGCGACCAGTGGAGAAGTTGGAACCTATGCAGAAAGTTCCAGCATCACAAAGAAAATGACCGTGTCCTCGTATGACGATGCGTACTCGCAGATGCTTGCGGCCGTTCAGTCCTTTGATGCCTTGGGAAAGTTCGGCATCACTGTTTCGGACGAAACTGACGATCAAGGAGAGCATTCGATCGTTTTGACTGCATCGGGCGCTGCTGACAGCTTTTCGGCAACGTTGTGCAAGTACATTACGGTTACGGAAGTGACCAGCAATATCCAGTTTGAAAGCGCTGAATATGGTAGCTATGTGCTGGCTGATGGTGTTATCACACAGATTGTTACTACCGTGGACGGTTGGACAGCCTGCACCAATGATATCACGCCGATTAAGGGTCGGCTGACCCAGACGGATGCCGAAGCCAGAACAAGTTATACAAACCGAGTCGCAAGCCGCGGCACCGGCACGGTTGCGAGCATCGTTTCGCTTTTATACAGCGATGTGGAGGGCGTGACCTTTGCGGCTGGATACGAAAATTACAATGATACGACCGATGCGGCGGGCAGACCACCGCACAGCATTGAAATTGTGGTTCAGGGCGGCACTGACGAAGACGTGGCCAATATCATCTGGAAGAACAAGGCGGGTGGCATCCGTGCATACGGAAAGCATTATGCTTACGCTACCGATGTCAACGGCAATCGGCAGTATTTGGAATTCACTCGCGTGAATGACGTTTATCTACTGCTTTCTATTACGGTTACAAGTTCTGGCGGACTGGACGATGATTATGCAGCGAGAATCAAATCTTTGCTGATGGAGGAGAATCTTTCGGCGGGTGCAACGATTCGTTTGCAAAAATTCATTCGTCCCATTATGGAGAACGTGTCCGGTGTTGATTATATCGAAATCCGGGGCTTGCTGAGCGAAAAGCCTGAAATTGAGACGGTTGTCGATAGCTCTATGCTGACCGGCATAGTACCAGTTCAAATCAATCAGCAGCCCATCATTAGCATGAGCGGCATCCGGGTGGTGAAAGCATGATTGACGCTTACAAGGAAATGTATGGTAAGCTGCCAATGCAGTTTCAGCTGGAATCCTTTGAAGAAAGCAAACTGGGTGATTATATCTGCGACACCGTAGATGATCTGAAGGACCTACCTGAAGATTGTGAGATGGGGAGCATCGCCAGAATTATTGCCCCGCCTGCAATCTATCGAAAGAACTCGGACGGAAAATGGATTTTACAGTTCTCCAGCAAGGGGGTGTCCTAATGGGTTATGAAGTCCTAAAAGAAATGCCTCTCAGCGTTGAAAAAATGTCAAATTTGGACGGCATCATTTGGGCTGTTGCGCCGGAGTACGAGAATGCCTCTTTGTTCCTTGGGGGGCTGGAAAATCTGAACGATTTTGATAGCTGCACAGGCGTTTGGCTTGATCGGCTTGGACAACTAGTCTGTCTGACCCGTCAGCAGGCTGGAGCGATGATTGGAAGCCGAGAACTTGCAGACGATGATGATATTTATCGCGTTTGCCTGAAGTATAAGGCTTTTGTCAATTCCTGCCGCTGCACTCCGGATGAAATCATCGAAGCAACCCAAATTATTTTCGGTGCAACACAGGTGGTTTATAGCGAACGACGAGACACGCCGGCAACGATCTTCCTTTCAATTTCAGCACCGTTTTCCGATATGGTTATGTCTATTCTAGGAACGCATGACCTTATTGTGCGTCCTGCGGGCGTAAAGGTTCGCGTGGACTGCTCGACAGAGGATGCGGAAACTTTTGGCTTTGTGGATCTCAATCCGCGAGTTGCAGGTTTCGGCGAAGGAAAGTTTGCACAGTCCATCAATTAACTGGGGGTGATTTATTATGGCAGAAGGTCGCGCCGGGGCGCTTGAAGATTATGCAACTGCGGCGTTTTCTATGTCTGGCGTGAAGCAAGACATTTCGTTGGAGGATTGGAAAGGCGGCTGGGCTTCTATTGTCGGTGGTCTGAACGGAAAACCGACAAGCCAGCAGTTCAACATGGTCACGTATATTTTGAGTGCCTTGCTGAATCAGGCTATTTCTGACCTGTCTACTGTCAAGAGGACGGCAAACAGCGCAATGCCTAAGAGCGATTTTACGGCGAAGCAGATTGTGTCCCTGCTGGCAGCATACGGGCTGATGAAAGGTTGCGATGCTGATACGGTTGATGGTAAGCACGCGAATGCTTTCGCACCATCTACGCATGAGCATTCGGCAAGCCAGATCACAAGCGGAAACCTTCCGATTGAACGCGGCGGTACGGGTTCTGGCACCGCCGCTGATGCCTGCAAAAACCTTGGCGCAATGCGCAATGCGGGCGGCACTTTCACCGGAACGGTATATTTTGCAAACGGCACGGTACATTATGTGACATCCGCAGGTGATGCACACTTTAAGTCTTTGGCAGCGTCGGGTGATATTTCCGCGCAGCGTGTCTACGATGCGGTTTACAACGACTATGCGGAGCTCATGCCGCGTGGCGAGCAGACCGAACCCGGTGATATTATCGCTCTGGATACTGGGAGCCAGACGGAACGGTATATCAAGGCCACGAACCTATCTGGCCGTATCGCAGGAATTCACACGGATGAGTACGCTATGCTCATTGGCGGAAATAAAGTAGCTGAAGGGCAGGATTTCCTTGAGGAAAACCTGCCCGATTTTATTCCGGTGTCCTTAGCAGGACGTGTTCACACGAAAGTGGTTGGACCTGTCCATACGGGCGATTACATCGTTCTGTCCAGCACGCCCGGCGTTGGTCGTGCGGTTGGCTCGTGCGAATCGTACCCGGCAAACAAAATTGTGGGATACGCCTGCGAGGGCGATAACCGAACGGATCTGCGGCTTGTGAAGGTGAGAGTAGGTGGTGTGTGATGGCTCAAAGAAGCACAAAGGTTTACTCGGCCGACTACACAGAACTTAAAAAACAGCTGGATGCTGAACTTAATCGTCGCGGAAAAAGTGAGGGCACAGCCCAAGGACAGAGCGTTGGAAGTATGTCTGCATACATACAGGCCTATACGACATCGCCGGGAACTGGGCGGCAGATCATCAATGAGCACATCCAGAAAATCACACAGCCGCTTTCAGCTATCACAGGAAGTTCCATCACCCCGGCAAGCGGGAGCAAAGTTGCAGCAGATATTTTGACACAGGCCGCTGTGGTTCTCAGCCAGCTTAGTGCGATCCCAGAAACATCGGCATCCAGCGGATGCGCTGGTGCCTGCTCAGGGCTTTGTACTACCGGCTGTTATTCTGCCTGCTCCAGCTGTACCGGTTCATGTACGGGCGGTTGTACCGGCTCGTGCACAAAAAGCTGTGCCGATGATTGCACTGGTTCTTGCACCGGCTCTTGCGTGAGTACTTGCACAGGAACCTGCACCGGGTCTTGCACTAAGTCGTGCGCCAATGATTGTGCCAGCACCTGCACAGGAACCTGCACAGGGTCTTGCACTGGCACCTGCACAGGAACCTGTACACAATCGTGCGCCAATGACTGTGCAGGGAGCTGCACGGGTACTTGTACAAGCACTTGTACAAGTACCTGCACTGGTTCCTGCACAGGTGGATGCAATACAACTTGTACCAAAAACTGTGCAAACAATTGCTCCGGAGGGTGTTCTGGGCATCATGTTCTGGAGGATGCGACGGGAGTTGCGATGGGTGTTCTAGCACATGCGAAGGCGGATGCAGCGAGAATTGCAAAGATGACTGCTCGTCCCAGTGCGTATCATCTTGCAAGTCAAACTGTGCAAAAGACTGCGGTGGAACGTGCCAGCTTTCATGCGTTCTTAGTTGTGGCAAATCTTGCAATAACACTTGCAATAACACCTGCGGAACAACTTGCGGGGAGTATTGTAAAACTGCCTGCGACACCGCTTGTACCAGCTGCACTGCCACCTGCGCAGATAACTGCGAGGGTACATGCAGCGGAGGTTGTACTAGTTGCTCTGGCTTTCTTTGGTCCAAGAATTAAGGATAGGGGGAATAGTAAATGGAAGCCGTTCTTCATTTCGCACATAATGCTGACTCTGAGGCGGAGGTATCATATCTCAGAAACCTGCCAATCTTGAAGGTTCTCCAGCAGGAAAACGTAGAAGTGACAGATTGGAATGAGCTTCTTGCTTCTGCTCCGAGCGGTGAAGACAGCCTGTTCTGGTGCCTTGGCTATGCTGGCACTCTTTGCGCTCTTGATGCTACCGATTTTGACAGTTGGTTCATCTACTGCCTTACGGTTGTGGATTCGGCACTGGAAGCTTGCAAAATTGACAATGCGTCCAATGAGCGCAAAAATCTGCTGGCGCTCGGTCTGGCGGCGCGAACGTTCAACTTTGCTGCAAATCCTGTCACAAAGCAGCTAAAATGCGGAGATACGCTGCGGAGCACCGGGGAATATGTCTGCTCCGAGGATGCGGATATCTTTGCTATGTGGTACGTCCTCCGCACGCTTACTGACTACTTGCGCTTGGACTTCAACAACAATCTTCGCGCACTAACTTCTGCGCTTGGAACGATGAACAAGATCCGCGCACGTTACACGCAGATTGTGGAAAGACTTCCCAAGATGGACGCTTGCTGAGAAAGGAGCAAACTGTGAAAGTTATCGCGTTGAAACCAGAAGAAAGCGAAACCTTGGAACGGGCTTTCTATGAAGCGGACTCCTACGAGAGGCTTATTTCCGTCCTTGGCCGGCATCTGAATGCGGAAGCAAGTGCCGACGCCAAGGACATCATCATGCACTATGCGGAACCGTGCCGCGCATCTCAGATGAAGCTCAAAATGGTGCAGGATAAGATTATTTCTCGTTATACGGAGCATGAGGATGAAATTAAAAGATTCTTGTTCGATATTGCCCGAGGGGAGGTACATCTCCTTGACCCGTAAAAGACACGAAGACTACTCCAACATGGTACAACGGTTATACGCGGGCGATGATATTTCTGTAAATCACGCGCTCTGCAGAAATATCACCTTTCAAGTAACAAGCGGGTGCAATCTGCGGTGTTCATATTGCTATGAGCACCACAAAGGCGCTGAGCACATGAGTATCGAAACGGGTCGAAAGATCGTGGACTATCTGCTTGATCTGTATGAACAGGGCGACTCCGACTTCATCAACCGCAACACCAGAGCTGTTGTCCTTGATTTCATCGGTGGTGAACCCCTGCTGGAAGCGTCCTTGATTGAAAAAATCTGTGATTATTGGTTTGCGGAATGCTGGCGGCGCAAAATTCCTCTGGCGCCATTTACCAGAATATCCTTTGCTACGAATGGAAAGCTCTGGTTCAGCCCTGAAGCGCGGCACCTTTTTGACAAGTACCACGAAATGATGTCTGTGACCATCAGCATTGATGGCGTTCAAGAGCTGCACAATAAGTACAGAGTGGACGAGCACGGAGTCGGTAGTTTTTCTCTGGCATGGAGCGCATTTCAGGATGCGAAGCACAGATTTGGCTGGCTAAACTCAAAGATGACCTTTGTGCCGGGATCTTTCCGGTATATCGCAGACAGCATCAAGATGATGCTGGACGAAGGGTGTACCGATATTGCGTGCAACTACGCATACGAGCCTGTTTACACGCCTGCAGACGGTCGGACCTTGTATGAGCAGATGAAGACTGTTTCTGACCACATCGTTTCCAAGCAGCTTGATGTTTCCATCACCATGTTAGATAGCATCCTCGGTGGTAAAACCACAAGCGACACCAATTTTTGCGGTGGAACGGGAGCGATGATGTCATTTGCTCCTGATGGATCTGCGTACCCCTGCATCCGGTATGCACCTATCAGTATTGGTGAGGAAAAGTCGAAGAAAGTTCGTTTCGGCAGCGTCTATGACGGTCTGTACACCACAGATGCTCAGCGCAGGGCAAAAGCAGAGCTCGATGCCATCACCCTCACATCGCAGTCTGAGCAGAAGTGCATTGACTGCCCTGTATCTGCTGGCTGTGGTTGGTGTTCTGGCTTGAACTACGAGATGTACGGAACAGCCAATAAACGCTTTACGGGCATCTGCTGGGCTCATAAAGCCCGTGTGCTTGCAAGCGCGTACTATCACAACCGGCGGTACATCGAAATAGGGGATTGCCTTCCTATCAAGGCCGCACTGTCCGAGGCTGACGCGCTCGAGATACTTCCTGCCGCTGACTATGAAGAGTTTCTTGAAATCGAAAGAGCAGCCCTTCTGAAATTCGCTGATGAAAACGGAATCAGCTGAAAGGAGAATATATGGCGATTCTGATTGCAAGTACCCTGCTGGAAACTGAGACCGAAGCGTGGTACTCATTCTATGTGGACACGATGGAAGATGTCAAAGGACTGCCTACGAGCAAAAGCACAGGTTCATCGTACAAGGTCAAGAAATTCGCAAAGCCGGCCAGTCAGGCATACTGCATCGAAATGGCAGCGCAGTACGTTTTGGATGGAGCTGATGAATGGCGGTTGCTTTACGCGATCCGCGATGATGTGGCAGATGCAATTCTGAAAAACGTCGAAGAAATCAAGCGGCTGGTAGCCAATACCAGCGCTTCAGAGCAGGCCGCAGCGCAGAGTGCATCTGCCGCGAATGCCAGCGCAATCGCGGCCAGTAAGTCCGAAAGAATCTCCACGGAAAATGCGTCTTCTGCGGCGGCAAGCGAGCGTGCATCGAGGGATAGCGCGGCAGACGCTCGAACATCCGAAGGAAATGCGCTGAACTACATGAACCGGACAGCGGACATTGCCAATCAGGTGGCGGGATCGGCGGCATCTATCAATTTTGCATTCGGACCGGATGCCGATGGCCGTTTCTCCTTTTTTGTCCGCAGGAGCAGTTAAAATCACGGATTCCGTGATTTTCTAACAAAAATCAGATTTACAGATGTTGCATGGCTATAATCTGGAAAGGAGTTTCTATGTTCAAAGTTATGCAGCAGTATGGCACCGCAGCCCAGCCGGCCACGGTGTACTACTGCGACGATGAAGCAGACCTGCAGAATATCAAATCTGCACCGATGGGGGCGCAAGCACTGGTTATCCACACAGGCAATATCTACATAGCCGATTCTACCGGGAAGTTCTACCCGATGTAAGGATGGTGGCGTATGATTGATATTTTGACCTACGCAATCGCTCGCAGAAAATCAGCAGCAAAATTGGATGAACTGTATAGTCAGACAAAAGCTGTTGCGGATGCGGCGAAAGATAGTGCAGAGACCAGCAAGGCCGCTGCCGAGACATCGAAGGATCTGCTGAACAAGACGACAGCTGCGGCCCAGCAGGCTGCGGCAAGCGCTGCTTCTGCAAGCTATGCACTTGGCCCGGACGAGAGCGGCCGGCTGTCGTTTTTCATCAAGAAAAGCACCTAAAAGGGGGTATAAGAAATGGGTGACACATGGGAACTTATCAATCATCCTATGAGCGATGAAACCGGTCTGGAACTGGCCGCTCAGATGAAACGCCAAAATGACATTTTGGCAGGCATTGCTGCCGGTACTGCCGGCGCAGAATTCGTGGATGCAACATTCCGCGGTCTGCTGGATGGCAAAAATACCACAGAGATCTTCTGGAGCTGGTGGCCGCTGTCTGCCGGTGATGGCGTGACGAAGTATCAGCGTCTGGAACGCTTTGCGAAAATGCTCGCAGAGAGCGCTCACAGCAAAACCTACACCGTTCGCTTCTACAGTGATGATGTGAGTGGTGATTACACCGGCACCCCGCTGGATGATCTGGCAGACGGGCGTGAAGCGGCTCCGCTTCTGACTGACACCAGCCCGGAAACCGCAGACTGGTCGGAAGAGGATCCTTTCACATGGTACATTCGCGCCAATGCGCTGTCCTTGGAAGATGGCACCATGAACGTGCTGGCAGTTGAGGGTGAAACCGGGTTTGACCTTTCCGGCGAAACCGCACCCGTTTACTGCTTCGCTCTGTCCTTGATGCTGAAGGAGTGGGAGGATGGCGCCTACATCTATAACAGCTGGCGCACCTTCTCCGGTGGCGGTTATGAACCTATGGCTGGTGATGTAGCCCCGGATAAGAGCCGCCGCTGGCTGACATGGCACCCGGCGTGCTTTGGTGGAAAAAATTCCAAAGGCGGCATGACAAGCGGCTTTGGCCTGCCTCCGATGCCGTGGACAAGTGCCAATTCGGCTGTTCCTATGGCTCGCAAGATTACCGCTTATGATGCACTGTGGACGGACTGTGACCAGCAGTATGTTCTTGCTCAGTGGCGCGTCCGGCATTGGACGATGAGCAACAGCGGCAAGCTGGAGGGTTGCACTAACTATAATTATCAGTACACACTGGCGGCGGCAGAAACCGGCGTAAAGCGCGTGCTGGTGACAAAGGCACAGGGCGCAAATTTCCTTGTCGGCTCCGCTGTATGCCTTGGCGAGCGCGGCGCAAATACCAACAATGACCGTAATGCGGCATACAACCACGATATCCTTTCGTGGGCTGAGATTTCCAGCATTACCAATGTGACCGTGAACGATACGGAATATACGGCGCTGAATCTGCTGATCGACACTCCCATTGATACCACGACCACCATGATGGTATCTACCATGCCGTGGAAGTCTGGCACAACAGAGGGCGTGCAGGGTCACAGCGATGGATGCCGGGGCAACCTGACAAACGGCAAATATCCGTACCGTGTGGCCGGCATCGAGATGCAGATTGGCGCTTATACGGAACAGCTTGACCCTCTGTGGAAAGCCAGCATCGTGGACGATGACCACTGGCACTACGATGTGTTCGCCTGCCGCAGCGGTGAGAAGCAGGTCGGCTCTATTTCCAGCGACTACGAGCAGGTCGGTTCCTTCGACCTGAACGACAAGGCAAACTGGACGTGGCACTACATCCGCAAGCTGGGAAAACTGGGCACCGAAGCTATGATGTATGAAAAGTTCGGTGGCTCCGGCTCCACCTATGTACGGGCTGCGTTTTGTTCGCCCAGTTCGGCTGGCCTGTACGCCCCGTGGCGCGGTGGCCGCCTTGATGCCGGTGCTCTCTGCGGCCTGCCTTGCGCGTCTGGCGCACTTTTCCCCGGCGAACTCGAACTGGCGCGG